AGTATATAAAAAGTATATAATAAATAGATAAAAGATAGATAAATTTACTATATTGCAATTCCCCCAGCCACGATTTAAGGGATGCAATACAAAAAAGGATTCAAATATACCAAAAATAAATATGGAGCTGTTAAACAAACGTTTAATGGTCGCTCTTACCACTCCAAAGGTGAAGCAGCTTTCGCCCAACAATTAGAACTAAGAAAATTAGCGGGTGAAGTAGTACACATTAAGCCACAACACAAGCTTCCATTATACGTTAATGGAAAATTAATCACAAGTTATTACATAGATTTTAAAGTTGAATTATCTGATGGCTCATTTGAGCTAATTGAATACAAGGGGTTCCCTACTCCACTATGGTTAGTTAAATGGAGGTTAACAGAATCACTTTTAAAAGCTGGACAGCTAGAGGGTGAAGACCCTGAAAATACTGTTTTACTCTTAAAAACACAAAAGGATTTAAGGTGATAGAAAACAATTACAGTATAAATGACATTCTATTAAAATTATTTGAAAAGCAAACAACATGGCTTTTAATGGCCAATAAATTAACACCTCTTTACTATTCTATAACTCCAGATGATTTAGTTCAAGACATGTATATTAAAATTCATGAAAAACTAAGGAGCGGAAAGCTAAAAAAAACGGATATAATAATAGAAGGCAAAGTTAATGGAGGGGTTATTTATCTGACACTAAGAGATTTATCTGTTGACATATACAGAAAACAACAAGCATATTATCCAAAAAAAAAAGATATTATACAAACAGAAAACAAAACAAAAGAAGAACATTTAGAATCTCAGGATATTGATTTAATGTTTTTTAAAAACATAGACAAAGCTGTTAATAATTTTAACTGGTTTTATAAAAAAATATTCAAGTTATATACAGAGGAGTTTCAATCAATGAGAAAACTTTCCAACGCCACTAAGATTAGTTATAAAACAGTTTACAATAAAATAAAGATTTGCAAGGACGAAATCAAAAAACAATTAAATAATGGAAAGTAAAGGGCTAGGCGATACAATAGAAAAAATCACAACAGCAACAGGCATTAAAAAATTAGTTGAATGGGTGGCTGGAAAAGACTGCGGTTGTTCAGAAAGACGCGAAATCCTTAATAAGGCTTTTCCTTACAAAGCTAAAGACTGTTTGACTGAATCAGAATACAATTGGGCTGATAATTATTTTAAAACATTTAGAAGCAATATTACAAGAGATGACCAAAGGTATATGCTAAATATACATAACAGGATATTTAAGTCAAATAAAAAAGAATCTTCCTGTGGCTCATGTGTTAAAGAATTATACAACGATGTTGAAAGACTTTATAAAATATACAAAGATGAAATACAATAGTAATTATTCCCACGATTTAGAAGTTGGACAAGTATTTGAAAAAGAACTTGGCTACATATTAGAAAAGAAGACTATTGAATGTAAAAAAGATTTATTGGCAAATAAAACTGGAAATGTATTTATAGAGTATTTCAATTTAAGAAGCAATAAAAAAAGTGGAATATCAACGACAGAAGCTGAGTGGCACGCAATATGGATAAATGAACACAATATAAGATTAGTTGGAACTAATTATTTAAAACAAAAGTGTAGAAAATATTTAAATACTAAAAGAGATGTTAAGGGCGGAGACAAAAACACAAGTAAAGGAATTTTATTACCTATTGACGAAATATGAAAGACGAAAAAGTTAGGGCAGATTTAATAAAGAAACTACAGAAATTTTTTTCTAAAGATGAAAAGGATTTTAAAATAAAAGAATTAAAACAAATAATCAAGAATCATAAAAATGGATGACAACAAATTATTACGACAACTTCAATTCATTGCTGGTATGACACCAAACAACCAAGAGTTGGGAGAAAAGTTTAGAGCACTTTTAAACTTACCAGAAAACAACCCAGAAAGAATGTGCGAGCTGGATGAAGATGACTGTTTAAACTGTGGCTCGTGAAAACAGAAATTATTAAACTATATAAAATAAAATCAAATCCAGACAACCCTAGGTTAATAAAGGATGATAAATTTCATAAACTGGTTAAGTCAATTAAAGAGTTTCCAGAGATGCTTAAAATTAGACCTATTGTAGTTAATGATGACTTGATTGTGTTGGGTGGTAATATGAGATTAAAGGCGTGTAAAGATGCTGGATTAAAAGAAGTATCAATTATTAAAGCAAGCGGATTAACAGTGAAACAACAGAGAGAATTTATAGTAAAGGACAACGTAGGTTTTGGGGAATGGGATTGGGATATGTTAGCTAACGAATGGGACAACGAACAACTAAACGATTGGGGTTTAACAACTCCTGAAAAGTTTGACCTAGTAGACAAAGAAGAGCATTCAAAACTACAAGACACTTTTATAGTGCCACCTTTTAGCATATTAGATACAAAGCAAGGTTATTGGCAAAACAGAAAACAATATTGGAAAGATTTAATTAATGATAACGGAGAAAGTAGAGAAAACACCTTACACGATTCAAACTCATCTAAAAAAGACGTAATGAATAAAATGCCCAGCGTTTCAATCTTAGACCCTGTTGTAGCTGAAATATCCAATAAATGGTTTGGTTTAGATAAATGCAAAACATTTGATTGCTTTGCTGGGGACAGTGTTTTTGGTTATGTAAGTGATGCTTTAGGAAATACTTTTACAGGCATAGAATTAAGAAAAGAACAAGCCGATTTAAATAACGCAAGATTAAAAGGTAGCAAAAGCAAATACATAAACGATGACGGACAAAACGTATTAAAGCACATAAAGCCAAACACTCAAGATTTGCTGTTTAGTTGTCCACCATATTTTGATTTAGAAGTTTATTCAGACCTTGAAAATGATGCAAGTAACCAAAAAGATTATAAAGATTTTTTACAAATAATAAATAAGGCATTTACTGATGCTATTAAATGCCTAAAGGAAAACAGATTTGCTGTTATTGTAGTAGGAGATATAAGGGATAACAATGGCTTTTATTATGGCTTTTCGGATGATATTAAAAGCATATTTAAACAAAATGGGGCTAAACTCTATAATGAAATGATAATTGCTGAAACTTTAGGTACACTCCCACAAAGGGTAGGAAGATTTATGAACAACAGAAAGGTCGGAAAATGCCATCAAAACGTTTTAGTTTTTTATAAAGGAAACCCAAAAGATATTAAAAGCATATATAAAAAATTAGACTTTAAAAATATACAAATAGATGAAAGCTCAAGTATATAATTATGCAGTTTGGCTAGACGAAACTAAACCACAAGTGTTAAAAGAAAAGTTTAACAAAATACTTATTAAAAGTGGTTTTGGAGTATTAGATATTTCTGAAAAGTATTTTGAGCCTTACGGATATACAGCGTTATTTTTATTAAGCGAAAGCCATTTTGCAATTCATACTTTCCCAGAAGAAAAACAAACCTATATAGAATTGACAAGTTGTGTGAAAAAACCATTTAACAAATTTATAAAATACTATGGCGAACGAAAAGAATTTAATTCCATTTAAAAAGGGAGAATCTGGAAACCCAGCTGGCAGACCAGTTGGAACAAAGAACAGAAGCACAATTGCAAAGAAGTGGCTAGAAACACCAGAGCAATTTAAAAACCCTATTACTGGAGAAATTGAAGAACTAACACAAGAAGATATTGGAACGCTGGCTTTAGTGAAAAAAGCTAGACAAGGTGATGTGAGAGCTTACGAATCTTTAATGGATTCAGCATACGGAAAAGCAGTTCAAACAAATGATGTAAACGTAAATAGAGATGGACCACTATTCATGGAATAATGATACCCAAAAGAACAAAGGCATTTTTTAAATTAAAAGATTTAGAATCAAGAACTAAAATTGTAAGAGGTGGAACATCTGCTGGAAAAACAATTGGCATTCTTTGCTTATTAATTCATTATGCTGGAACAAATGAAAACAAGGAGATAAGCGTTGTTTCTGAATCAATACCTCATTTAAGAAGAGGGGCTTTAAAAGATTTTATTAATATACTTAAAGGATTAAATAGATTTTATGAAAGTTCTTTCAATAGAAGCACTTTAAAATATACGTTTGATACTGGGTCTTATATTGAGTTCTTTTCAACTGACCAGCCAGATAAATTACGCGGAGCAAGAAGGACAGATTTGTATATCAATGAGGCTAACAATGTTCCTTTTGATGCATACCAACAACTAAGTATAAGAACCTCAAATTGTATTTGGTTAGATTATAACCCCACTTCCCTATTCTGGGCAGACAAAGAACTTATTAACGAACCAGACACAGACTTTCTTACATTAACTTATAAGGACAATGAATCTTTACCTGAATCAATTGTTAAGGAAATTGAGAAAGCAAAAGAAAAAGCAAAGACATCAACATACTGGGCGAATTGGTGGCGTGTTTATGGGTTAGGGGAAATTGGCTCACTTGAAGGAGCTTGCATTCCTAATTGGAAAGAGATTAATTCAATACCAAATGAAGCAAGATTAATAGGAGCTGGATTAGATTTTGGCTATTCTATTGACCCAAGCTCGATGTGCTTATTATACAAGTATAATGATGGCTACATATTTGACGAAGTGCTTTATAAAACAGGAATGCTTAACAGAGATATTTCCAACTTTATTAAAAACAACAATATAGATTGTAATATTTATGCAGATTCAGCAGAGCCAAAATCTATAGCAGAAATAAGATTAAGTGGCGTTGATATATTCCCAGTAACTAAGGGAAGAGATTCTATAGTTTATGGGATTAATCTAATTAATCAAAACGAAGTATTTGTAACAAGTAAAAGCAAGAACTTAAAGAAAGAGTTGGAAGGTTATGTATGGATGAAAAACAAACAAGGAAATACTTTGCAAAAGCCTAACCCAATGACTGGAGACCATGCAATAGACTCAGCTAGATACGCAATGATGATGGTGCTAGAAAACCCAAACAGAGGTGAATACCATTTATTTTAAAAACACGTATATCAATATTAAAAATTAAACGGATTAATAATATGAAACTAACACTAAATATCCCAACAAGTTTAAAAGAAATAACCCTAATACAGTATCAACAATGGTTGAAAGTTGCTGAAGGAAAAGAAA